TGATAGTAGTTTCTGTATACGAAAGGATAGGTCCACTATGCTTACGGGGGCATGGGCCACCCACCCGTACTACGTTACGTATATACCCCCTTTGACAGAGATGGGAAAAATCAAGTTGTTAACCAAATGGTCAAAATACTTTGTGATCACAAAATTTGTATAAGAAATAAGTATAAAGCATAAGAAAAAGCTATAATTTGTTACAAGGAATATAAAGGGGGCTACAGTAACTAAACTTCTGTAGGCTACCCCAGGTCATTTTTTAGCTTTTACCCCACTGTAAGGGCTTCTGAGAGCCTCCTAGAGGTATTTTACCTCTGTTATCTAAAATTTTAGTGGCGCCTTTAAGTATTTATCAATAAAATTACAAAATAACTAAAAAAATACTTGACAGAAGGGGGTACTTTAGTATAACATATAGTATATACTGTAGTATACTAGAGTAGTTTTATTATTTTTGTTATATATTTAAAGTTACTATAGTATATTACTGTAGTATTTTACTATAGTAGAGTACTTTAGTAGTACTATAGTAGGATGTATCTAATTTTTTTGTCGTCTCCTAACTAAAAAGGGTTGACTTTCAGTACACATTAGGATATAACTAGCATGTCAAAACCAAAATTGTATTCTTCAGATCAAGTAATAGAAGAATTTTACTTAGCTCTTGCAAGTGAAGACGAAGGTAGACTTAGAAGAGTTCACATACCAAGGTCTGACGTTTTTTATGTAAGAGAAAAAATATTCCAAGACACAGGCATTAAGTATACTTTAGATCATGTAGAGAGAGCTATGTATCTCGAAGGTATGCTTGAGGCCCATGACGTGTTTGAACCGCATAGAAAGAGAGAATATGGCTAGTACGATTATAGACAACTACAAGATATTTCCAAGATTGATGATGCTAGTCGTTACAATTTTAACCTACCAGTCTGTACATTGGTTTATGTCTCTACCAGAACCAACTACATCACAGGCCGGATTGGTATCAGTTTGTATGGGTGCACTAACAGGTTGTTTTGGTATTTGGATGAATAAAGAAGCAAAAACTGATCGAGTGGTAAGTAATGAAAAATGAGATGGCTAATACTATTTTTGTTTTTATCAAGTTGCGGATTGAGCAGCTTAGGAATCTTATCTGGGGGTGGTGGAGGCCCAACAGTTAATTCCAATGCTCAGATAGGCAAAGAGAATAGGCAGTCAGCAGTTACCTTTGAAGAAGAAATAAATGCAGGTAGGGATGTAGTAAATACAACAAAAGAAGTTGAGGCAGGTGTGGTGGATAATCTGCAAATACTAAATACTAACATACCACCTTGGGTTATTTTATTATTAATTCTTGGATGGCTTTTACCTACCCCAACAGAAATAGCAAGAGGTTGTTTGAATTTTATTTTACTCCTCTTTAGGAGAAACCCAAATGTACGTACTAATAACAATGCTAATGTTTCAGGGACAACACCAGGTAATAGTCAATCAAGCACTGTTTCCCAATGAAGAAATGTGTGAAGTTATTCGTCAAGAAATTATGATAAAACTTGAAAACACTAAACCTGATCCATCAGCAGTTGCTATTTTAAAATGTGTAGACATGTCCGTAACTAAATCAAAGGGAATAGATGTATAATGGCAAAGAAACCCACTCCTAAAAAAGGTAAAATGGCAATAGTTATTTCTGTAGGAGCTGTACCTTTAAAAACTATGCCCAAAAAGAAAAAGAAAACTGTAACAAGAAAGAAAAAATAATGGCAGTAGATCCAACAGGTTCTGGTAAAGGTGAAAAACCACGGTTTACTGGTTCAGAAAAAATTAGACTAAGGCAGATTATTAAAGAAAATCCAGTTTACTTTGATAGAATTATCAGAGACCTTTACGGCCCCCCGCCTTCTAAGAAAAACCCCGCACCATCTAAACCAGGTAGAAAAACTAAGCAACCAACCCGTGTATTACTGAACAAAGGTGGTTCAGTTACAAAGAGGAAAAAATAATGGCATTTAAACTTAGCGAAAGAAGTATTCGTAAACTTGAAGGTGTAGAAAAAGATCTGGTAAATGTGGTACTGGAGGCTATTAAGCTTACAAAGGTAGACTTTGGAGTTACTTATGGGCTTCGTACTTTAGAAGAACAAAAAGAACTTTACGAGTCTGGTAGATCACAAACAATGAAGTCTAAGCATCTTGAAGGTAGAGCTGTAGACCTTGTTGCTTATTTTGGTTCTAATGTCTCTTGGGAACTAAATGTTTATGATGATATTTGTGATGCAATGGCAGAAGCAGCTCGTAGACACTCCGTAGCAATAAAGTGGGGAGCTGCTTGGTCTGAAGGAGATATTAGGCTGTATCAAGGTAGCGCAGAGGATGCAATGAATGCGTATATTGATCTTCGTCGTTCTGAAGGACGTAGACCCTTTATTGATGCACCTCACTTTGAAATGATGTAATTTGACGGTATAAGTTTAGTAGATGAATTTATAATAAAAGGCAGGGGTAAAAAGAGAACCGTCCTTGTTCCCCCTGTAGTTTAGGTCCATGAGAAACTATAAAAGCGAATATAAAAACTACCACAGTAGTTCAAAGCAAAAGAAAAACAGAGCTTCCCGTAACTCTGCCAGAAGTGCTTTAGCTAAGAATGGGGTAGTTCGTAAAGGCGATGGCAAAGATGTCAATCACAAAAATGGTAATCCTAGAGATAACTCTAAAAAGAATTTATCTGTAACTACAAAACGTGCAAACAGGTCTTTTCCAAGAAATAAAAATGCAGGAAAACGCTAATGTCTATACCTGAAAGAGTTAAAAATAAAATGAAAGAGGCTGGACTTTCAGGAGTTAATAAACCACAACGTTTAAGTGATGGTAGCGGTAAATCTCATCACGTTATGGCTTCTGAGGGTGGTAAGTATAAGTATATTAAGTTTGGTCAAAAAGGTGTAAAGACTAACCAGACTGCTGGACAACGTGAAGCATTTAAATCTCGTCACGCTAAAAATATTTCAAAAGGTAAGATGTCTGCAGCTTATTGGGCGGACAAGGTTAAGTGGAGTCCCAGTAAAACAAAATCCCCTTCTAAAAAATGGGTAAAAGGCTCATAATGGTAGCACTTCTATATAATACAGCAACAGAAAGTATTGCAGTTACAGCCACTTCAGGTGGAGCAAGTAGTGATGTTCTATACACTTGCCCTAATAACTTTGATGCTGTAGTTACTTTTCTTCACATAAGTAACGGCGGTTCATCTACAGATAATATTTCTATACAGTGGTATCACAAAGAAGATGATGCGTACTACACCATAGTAAATAACAAATCTGTTTCTGGTAATGATGTTTACAATATAATTACATCTGATAGGTTGTTTTTACATGCAGGTGACAAGATAACCTGTTTTAATGGTGGTGGTACTATAGGTGTTACAATATCTGTAGAAGAACATTATAATCCTAATAGGCGTTAATTGCATAACGGGGTTGCAATCTTATTTATATTATGTTATAATTAAATATGATATAACTATCTCCGCACACAAACAAAAGGAGATAGTGCAATGTTTAAACGTATATATGATTTTATAAAAGAAGCAAACGAAAAACGAGTAGCATACTGGCAGCTAAACAATATGTCAGACAAAGCTCTCAAAGATATGGGAATAAGTCGTGGCGAAATCTACTCGAAAATCTACGGTCAATAAAGCTGGTAATTACACCAAGCCTACGATGCGTAAAAGACTTTTTGAAAAGATTAAAGCTGGCAGTAAAGGTGGTAAAGCTGGGCAGTGGTCTGCACGTAAAGCTCAGATGCTTGCCAAAGAATACAAAGCTAAAGGCGGGGGCTATAAATAATGGCTCTCGCTAAATCACAAAAAAGTTTAAAAGCTTGGACCAAACAAAAGTGGAGAACCAAAAGTGGTAAGCCTTCTACTCAAGGACCAAAAGCGACTGGTGAACGTTACCTTCCTTCTTCAGCTATTAAGTCTCTTAGCAGCAGTGAGTATGCCGCTACAACCAGAGCTAAACGACAAGGCACGAAGGCAGGTAAGCAGTTTGTGGCTCAACCTAAAAGCATTGCAAAAAAGACGAAACCCTTTAGAGCCGCTAAAGGTGGAGTGGTAAGGAAAAAGAAATGAATGTAAGTCTGGGTCTTTTAGATTATCTTCCGTTACCACAGATGCCTTTTGATAAGGTACCTACTGAAAAGCAAAGAGTAATAGAAGAGTCTTATAAGGCTGTAGGTAAAAGAGCAGAACAGTTTAAAAATGAAAGTATTTATGCTTATCATCCACACAATCAGAATAAAGTACCACAAGGACAAATTGTAGATTTTGTTGTAGCATAGGAATTTTAAAATGCCCCTTACTGAAAAAGGTCAAAAAATTATGAAGTCCATGAAAGACAAATATGGATCTGAAAAGGGAAAAGAAGTATTTTATGCATCAAAAAATAAAGGTAAAATTAAAGGCGTAGATAAAGGGTCTAACAAAATGAATAAAGTTCAATGTCCAAAATGTAAAGGTAAAGGTTGTAGCCATTGCGGAGGAAAAGGTTATCACATGAAAAAGAAAAAAGGTTATGCAGCAGGTGGATTACAACCTGTACCTGAAGGAAATAAAGGTTTAGGTAAATTGCCACAAGATGTCCGTAATAAAATGGGATATATGTATGGTGGCGGAATGGCTAAAAAACGTATGGGATATGCACACGGTGGTATGGCTAAATGCGGTGCATCAAATCCAGGAACACAAAAACGAGGTAAAAAATAATGGCTACTTTACGTGAATATCTTAATGCCCAAATTAAAGCAAAGGGTTCTTCTGTTTCTGCAGAAAAAGCTAAAGCAAGTAAATACAAAAGTATTGCTGCAGCTAAAAAAGCAGGAGCTTTGTACTATACGGACAAAAGCGGAAAGGTTATGGCTGCTGTTTATGCGTCAGACCTTAGCAAACCTTTGTCGACTTCTCTTCGCCCCAAAGCTCGTCCAGAGTCAAAAACCGTTAAAACTGCATCTCAACCAAAAGTAAGAACTTCTATGTTGGACTCTCCAAAAATGTTTGCTCCTTCTAGAAGCCCTGTTGATCAGCTTGTAAAAGATACTAAAAAAGCTATTAAACCATCAGCTAGTGCACGTAGAGAAGAGGCCTTGAGAAAAGCTGTTGAAAACCCTGGAAATGCTGCAGCTAAAAAAGCTTTGGAAAAGTTTGGACCTTTAACTGCAGTAGAACGTGCTAAAATACGTGCTGCAGAAAAGAAAAAGAATAAGTAAATGGCAAGAAACCTTACTGAAAAACAGCAAAAGTTTTTAGATGTCTTGTTTGAAGAAGCCCAAGGCAATCCAGTTAAAGCTATTAAGCTTGCTGGATATGCTGAGGGTACATCTTCAACAACCGTTATGAACAGTCTGATTGATGAGGTTGCAGAACTTACTAAAAAGTTTATTGCAACTCGTGGACCACAGGCAGCTTGGTCTATGATGGAAATACTTCAAAATCCTACAGACTTGGGAAATAAAGAAAAGATGGCTGCTGCTAAAGACTTTTTGGACAGAGCTGGATTTGCTAAGACAGAAAAAGTTGAGGTAAAGTCAGACAGTCCTTTGTTTATTTTACCCCCAAAAGAAAATGAAGACACATAAAACTTGGAGACTTCCTGCTCCAGAAAAAGTAGATGGAAATAAAGTCTGGTACCCTTTAGTTAGAGTGGGCAGAACAATTCCTTTTGGATACGAAGAAGATCCTAATGATCCTGAGATTCTTTTACCTATACAGGATGAGCTTGAACTTTATGAACAAGCTAAAAAGTTTCTTAAACA